TGGTTCTTCAAATACTGCATTTACTAAAGAAACTAACCAATATTACAGAAGAGTTAAAGTCGCTAACTTAATGTAATCAAAACTACCACACCACGAAAAAGGGGAGTTCGCTCCCCTTTTTTTTTGTTTATAAATAATAGTATGACAGACTTATCAGCGATAAACAGACAACCAGAAATAATAGACTATTCTGCACCCTCGCAGTATAGGTTTACCATTTTACAATTACCCAAAGTTCAATTTTTTACTACTGCGTGTAATATACCAGGCATCAATATGGGCGATGCACTATTTCCTACACCATTTAAAGATATACCAGTTTTACCAGACAAGATAACTTATGAAAATTTAGAGATTACATTTTTAGTAGATGAGAATTTAGAGAACTATCAAGAACTTCACAAATGGATTCGTGCAATAGGTTTTCCTAAAGAACGAGCTGAATTTAAAAATTTCAGAGAAGATAATGTAGATAGATTTCCAACTGCAAATACAAAAAGTAAACCATCAGATTCTGTAAAACCAAGAACACCAGATAGTGCGATGTATTCTGATGCAACTCTTACAATATTGTCAAATAAAAACAATCCAGTTGTAAACATTATATTTTCAAATGTTTATCCAGTATCATTATCATCTTTACAATACACAAATGAATCAACAGACACAGAATATCTAAGTGCAACTGCAACATTCCAATATCAAATATATGATTTTGAAAAATTAATAATTACTTGACATTTTTTACATTATAATATATAATACCTTATGGACTTACAAAAAATACAAGAAATGTTTGATAAAGACTCTAAGATTGATGAAACTAACATCAATTTAGAAGAAACAAGGTCGCCTGCATTACTTAATAAATATTTAAAATTGTATAGTAATTTTAGATTAATGCATAGTAAAGCTGAGAGTGATATGAAGATGTTGCGAAAACAAAAGTGGGAATACTATTCTGGTAAAGCAGAAAAACCATTTGAGTTAAAAATATTAAGACAAGATATTCCAACATATCTTGAATCAGACGAGGATATGATTAAGTTACAATCCAAGTTAGATTATCTAAAAGTAGTATCAAGTTATTTAGAACACATAATCAAAAATTTACATAATAGAGGGTTTCAATTAAGAAACATAACCACTTGGATTAAATATACGGAGGGTGCGTTATGAGTATAACTGAAAATCATTATTATTATTTTAAAAGTGCATTAAATGACCAACAATGTAATGCAATTATTGAAAGAGGATTGTCTGATATGACAATAACAGAACAAAGAAGTGGAAAACAAGCTACTGATGCTACCACTTTTGATTTTAGACAAAAAGGTGGAGAAACATCTAATGCTGGTAATATTGCACAAAATCATTTGACTGCACAAGGTAGAAGAAAAAAAGGTATTAAAGAAGAAGATGTTTATGTTAGAGATACTAAAGTTGGGTGGTTAGCAGATAGATGGATTTATGAATTAATACATCCTTTCATACACGAAGCAAATCACAAAGCTGGTTGGAATTACGAGTGGGATTTTTCTGAAACTTGTCAATTTACAGTTTATAATCCAGGCCAGTTTTATTCGTGGCATACTGATGGTGGTTCAAGACCATACATACCTTTTGACCCAACTGATGAAAAACAAAGAAGAAAAAATACAGATGGTTCATGGATGATTGCAAAAGATGAAAATGGTAAAGAAATAAAGTTTGATAAAACTTACAGAGGTGGTAAGTTCGTTGGTTTACCTAGATACATTCCAGCGCCTGGTTTTGTAGATAATCCAAATCAATTTAATAAAACTAGAAAACTTTCTGTTACAGTAAACTTAACAAACCCAAAACATTATAAAGGTGGTAATCTAAAGTTTGACTTCGGCCCACACGCTGGTCAAAAAAGATATCATACTTGTACTGAAATAAGACCAAGAGGTTCTATTATAGTATTTCCATCATTCGTACACCACTTGGTTACTCCAGTTACTGAGGGTACTAGATATTCATTAGTAATATGGAATTTAGGAAAGATGTTCAAATGATTGATACAATAAAATTTTTCAAAGAAAAAAAATATGTTTTTATTAAAGAGATGATACCTAGAGATATCGCAAAAGTAGCGACTCAATATTCTCATTATGATAGAGCAAGTAATTTTAATCCAGAGGATGAAAATGCACAAATACCAGGCAGTCATAGTGTTTATGGTGACCCACTTATGGAAACACTTTTAAATTTTGGTAGAAAGACAATAGAAAAATCTACTGGATTAGAATTATGGCCTACTTATTCTTATTATAGATTATATAAAGTAGGTGATGTATTAAAAAGACATAAAGATAGACCATCTTGTGAGGTATCTATTACTTGTTGTTTAGGATATGATTATAAAGGTAAAGAAGATTATAACTGGGGTATGTTTGTTGGTTCAGAAGATGGTGAAAGAGGTACAAAGGGTAAGATGATTCCTATGAAGCCTGGTGATGGAGTAATCTATCGTGGTTGTGAAGTGGAACATTGGAGAGAAGCTTTTGATGCACCAGAGGGTGCATGGCAAACACAAGTATTTTTACATTATGTAGACAAAAACGGCCCTTATGGTGATTTTTGTAAATTTGACAGTAGACCAGCGTTGGGTTTACCACACACCACAAAAGATATGGAAAAGGTTAGAGCTGCAAATGAAGCAGATGCGAAACAAGATAATAAACGAGATACCTTTCCAGAACTGAGTAAAGAAGAAGTGCCTTATGAAAATAGAGAAAAAAAATGAAGTATACATACAAATTGAAACAGAACCACATATTGCAAGAGAACTCTCAGAATACTTTACCTTTGAAGTGCCTGGTGCAAGATTTATGCCCAGTTATCGAAACAAAGTATGGGATGGAAAAATACGACTATTCTCAGTTGCTACTGGACAAATCTATTTGGGATTGTTACCATACATCAGAGAGTTCTGTAAACGAAATGGTATAAGATACGAATTAAAATTTGATGCAAAACCAGAGGATATAGATGAGTCAACTATTAAATCATTTATTAAACATCTTAAAATTCCATACAAAGCTCGTGATTATCAGATTTCTAGTATTCTTCATGGTGCCCGAAAATGTCGTGGTCTTTTTGTTTGTCCTACTGCATCTGGTAAATCGTTAATCATTTATGGACTTACTAGATGGTGTCATTCAAAAAATCTTAAAACACTTATAATAGTTCCAACAACAAGTTTAGTAGAACAAATGTATTCAGACTTTTTAGATTATGGTTGGTTAGAATCTTATTTGCAAAAAATTTATCAAGGTCACGATAAAAAAGTTATCAAAGATGTTGTCATATCAACTTGGCAATCACTTTACAAATTTCCTAAAAAATATTTTGAACAGTTCGGTTGTGTAATAGGTGATGAAGCTCATACTTTTAAATCTAAATCTTTAACATCTATTATGAATAAATTACATTTATGTAAATATCGTTTTGGTTTAACAGGCACACTTGATGATTTACAAACACATAAACTAGTATTAGAGGGTGTATTTGGTACTGTAAATAAAGTGATATCTACTAAAGAACTTATGGAAAAGAAAACATTGTCTAATCTTAAAATAGACAGTTTGATATTAGGGTATGATGATAATGAATGTAAAATAGTAAAAGATTTAAAGTATGCAGATGAAATAGACTATATAGTTAATCATAAAAAAAGATTAAACTTTGTAAATAAATTAATTAGTCCACTGAGTGGTAATACATTAGTATTATATCAATATGTAGAAAAACATGGAAAACCTTTACACAAACTAATATCAGACACATACAAAGATAGAAAAGTATTTTTCGTTAGTGGAGAAGTTGATGCATTGATGAGAGAAGATATTAGAGCCTTAACTGAAAAATCTAAAAATGCAATCATCGTTGCATCATATGGTACTTTTTCTACTGGTATTAATATTAAAAACTTACATAATATAATTTTCTCATCACCATCTAAAAGTAAGATTAGAGTTTTACAATCTATTGGTAGAGGTTTGAGATTAGGTAGTAATAAAGATAACTGTAAATTGTTCGACCTTGCAGATGATTTTACACATAAAAGTAGACAGAACTTTACACTTCGTCATTTTATGGAAAGAATAAATATATACAACCAAGAACAATTTGATTATACAATACATAGGATAAAATTATGATATCAAAACCAGAGTATTTTAAGTTTAAAGAAATGTACGACTATAAAAGAAAAATAGAATATAACAAAGAAAAAACTAAAAAAAGAATAGATGAAATGTTTAAAGAGTTTAATATTATGGGTGGTACAAAGGAAGAAGTGTTTAATCATTTTTGGTCTAATGTAGATTATAATGACACATATTTTGATGACCCACCTACAAACTGGATACCTATGAATCAAAAATTAAGGTTATGGAATGAGTAATAATCCAAGAATATTAAAACTATCTAATGGTGATGAAATTATTTGTATGGTACTTGATACAGAAAATGATTATATGAAAGTTTCTTTACCATTAAAGTTAATTAATATGACAACTATGAATAAACAAGGTGAATACGAAGAAAACCTTGCACTTCGTAAGTGGGCTACCTTTACTGATGAAAAAACATTTGCAATAGAAAGAAGTCAAATTGTTGTACATCATGGAGTAAATATTGGATTAAGTAAGTATTATCAATATATAATTAAAAAGTATAAAGAGTTTGATAATTATTCTGCGTTAGATAAAGCTAACTCAAAGTTAGAAAAGAAAATAACTAAAGAAATATCTGAGGAAGATAAATTTGAAAATGCAGTAGAAGAATATTGTAATTATTATTATGATGAAAATGAATCTAAAAAAAAGAACTAATCTGTCTGAAATCAAAAATAGTATAACTCAACAAAAGAGTCTTGTCAATACTAAAATAAATTTTTTAGTATGGTTGACTTGATTTATTTTATGTGGTACTATCACTCAAGGAATATTAATGGCTGCAAATGCGAAACACTATGTTAATAATAAAGAATTTTTACAAGCAATAATTGATTGGAAAGAAAAAGTTAAAGATGCTGAATCTGCTGGTGAGGATATACCACCAGTAACAGATTACATTGGTGAATGTTTTATGAAGATTGCACAACATTTATCGTATAGACCTAACTTTATTAATTATTCATATAAAGAAGAAATGATAGGTGATGGTATAGAAAACTGTTTACAGTATGTAAATAATTTTAATCCAGAAAAATCAAAGAATCCTTTTTCATATTTTACACAAATAATATATTATGCATTTATTCGTAGAATACAAAAAGAAAAGAAACAAACACATACTAAACATAAAATAATAGAAAAAAGTATGATGCCTACATTTGACCAAAATCCACTTGATGATACAAACTATGGTAATCAATATATGGATTATTTACAAAAGAATATGTTACCATCAGATGGTCAAGAAGTTTATAAATCAAAGACAAAGAAAAAAGAAACTAAAAAAAGTTTAGAAAACTTTTATGAAGAGGAAAAATGAACTTAGATAATTATATAAAAAAAAGAGTTAAATACAGAATCATTACAGCAGATACTTGTGTTTATTGTGATAAAGCTAAAAAACTTATGGAAAACTTTAATATAGATTATGAAGAACACAATGTATCAAATAATGATATACGAGAAGATTTTAAAAAACAAGGGTTCAAAACTGTTCCACAAATATGGAATGAAAAGAACGAACATATCGGTGGATATGATGATTTAAAATCTTACATATATGATAGTCAATGGAAACATATTGACGGATACAAAGGAGAATAGTATGTTTAGTTTCATTACGAATCTATTTAAACCAAAACCAAAACAAATTAAAAAATCAAGACTTATGACTATGACTAAAAGAGAATTAGAAAAAGTGGGTCGTAAACATGGTATTGAGTTAGATAGAAGATATTTGAAAGACGATTTAGTTGAACAACTTTGGTCACATATAAATGGAAAAAAATAATGTATGAATATAAGTGTGAGATAGTAAGAGTCGTTGATGGTGATACAGTTGATGTTAATATCGATTTAGGTTTTAATACTTGGTTGTGGCAAGAAAGAATTAGACTAAAAGGTATTGATACACCAGAATCAAGAACCAGAGACCCAGAAGAAAAAAAGGCTGGATTATATGCAAAGAGTATAGTTGAAAATTTTCTTCCAGTTGGTTCTACACAAGTTCTTAGAACAAGTAAAGATAAAAGTGGTAAGTATGGTAGAACACTCGGTGACTTTGTTATATTTGATGGTGAAGAAGATAGACAAAGAACTTTAGTAGAATATATGATACAACATTACATAGG